AATACTAATAATACTAATAATACTAATAATACTAATAATACTAATAATACTAATAATACTAATAATACTAATAATACTAATGAATATATTAATAACCTAGCGGGGGATAATGATATGCCAGCACACAATAATGGAATAGAACAAGATGCAATAGTAGCGCAACTAGAGAAAATTAATAGCGCAATTAATGGTAGGAATAAGCATGTAATAGTGCCGATGTTAAAAAAGCAGCTAAAGTTTTTATATAGTAAGAAGAGGGAAGTATTATACAGCGGAGGATATGGGTGCAACTGTGGATCTACAAAGCTATTAACTAAGCGTGGCGAAATAGCTATAGAGGAGTTAGTAAGGGATAATATAGCTCCTGAGATATTGACGTTTACTGACAAGGGCTTTAAATGGATACAGGCTGAAGTACCGTATTTAAAGTCTTTTGAGAATACGTTAGAGATCAAATTCAGTAATGGCAGATCTATGGAAGTAGCTTATAACCATTACTTTTTGACTACTAAGGGTTGGAAGTCCGCTGATTCTTGCGTAGTTGGTGATGATGTTTTTGGTGTTGGGCATTTGACTGAAAAAGGATTAGGTTCTCTAGACGATTATCTTGCACGTTCTTATTTATGTGGTGAACAACTTCCTCTTTGGTTAAGTAATGTCCAAGATGTTTCTCCATTACAAGACGGTGTTCACGGACATAACCACTTGAATTTGCAAGAGGATGTGAAGGGCAGTGAATTGTTATATAACCAGTGTCCTCAATATGAATGCCACCATGCCAAGCAGGATTCAGGTTCTTCAGTCTACTCCTCTTACGATCTACAACAACACCAGAATGCTTTAGAAACCTGCGAAGATGTTCACCTATGTTTTTGCTCCAAGTCAAGCCATAATGAGCTACAATCGCTTTTGGAACAAGACCGTCATGATACATCTTTAGACACGTTACTTTATCGTTATGCCAAGGATACTTACGATTCACAGAAGGCTTATTCCGAAAGCAACAGCCCTTACCAAGACCTCGATTCTTCTCATTCATACTCTACTCCTTATTTAAATGCCTATAGTATAACTGAGATAAATAAAAAAGCAAGCCAAAAGATATATGACATTGGTGTGCCTATCTATCATAACTATGTGGCTGAGGGACTTATACATCATAACAGCGGTAAATCTAGAACCTTATGTTATAAAGCTGTGATGAATGCTAATGTTCCCGGTTCTAATGTATTGTTAGTTCGTAAGACATTGACTAGTTTAAAGGGAAGTACACTTAAGACATTATTAGAGCGTGATGGCGAATTAGATCCAGTATTGCCATTAGGTAGTTATAGTCACAATAAGAGTGAAGGTAGAATTGATATTAATAATGGCGGGACTATTACTTATGGTGGCTGTGATAATGCTGAGAAGTTTAGAAGTACTAATTTTGGTGTTATATTAATTGATGAAGGATCGCAATTGGATAAAGAGGAGTATGATGAGTTACTTTATAGATTGCGTAATAATGTAGGTGAATATCAGCAGATAGCTATAACTACAAATCCGGGCAATCCTTATCATTTTTTGTATGAGCGGTTCTTCAAATGTTCTAAAGAGGATGCAGAGGATAGAGAAGTAATAACCGCTAGTTCATTAGATAATTATTTTCTGTCTGCTCATAGTCCTAATTATATAAAAGATTTGCTTAAGATGACAGGGGCTAGACGGCAGAGGTTTGTAGAGGGGTTATGGGTTGCTGCTGACAAGATGGTATATCAAGATTGGGATAGGTCATTAAATATAAAGCATAGAGATATTGCGGAATTTAAAGATTACATTGTGGCGCTTGACTATGGTTTTACACATCCTACTGGTATTGTATTAATTGGGGTAGATGGAGAAGGTAATACTCATTTAATAGAAGAGTTTAGGAAATCGCAATTATTGAAGGATGATATTATTAAACGGGTAATGCGATATGTGAAGTTAAAGCCTGCTATTGTGTGTGATCCAGCAGCACCGTTAATTATTGCAGAGTTACAGAATGCTGGTTTAAATGCTATTAAGGCTATTAATGATGTAGATAGTGGTATAACTGAGGTAAGAGATAGAATAACTAGAAGGACTTTTACAGTAGAGCCTAGTTGTAAGGATAGTATACAGGAGTTAGAGACTTATGCTTATGAGGATGATGCTACAGAACGAGTTATTAAATCTAATGATGACTTGGTAGATCCTATAAGGTATGCGCATATGTATTTAGCAGACAAGACTTTTTCTAGGGGCGCATATATATATCCTAATTTGTATTTAAATGATGAGGAGAAGAGTATAGATGATGATGAGGAATGGCAAGAGGTAGAAAATGCCAGTAGTTTATTTGGTGGAGATATAGGCGGGTATGTATAGTTAAAATAGCGAATATAGAAGTATGGATAAATGTATAAATCATTTTTGGAGATATAATAATGTCACGTACTAAAGGTTCTAAAAACAAGACTCTATCAAAAGCACAGTTAATAGAAGGTATTGAGGAAAAGGGATTAGCGCCTTCTTTTGGAAAACTAGACACATTGATAATTGCTCCTAAGACTATCTCGAATAATCCTGTGGAACTTCTTAAATTAAACAAGGGATTTGTAGCTGTATGTAATAATAAGAATGCAAGTACAATGGCATCTACTCCATTAAGGTTATATGCTAAGGGTAATGCTAGTGAAAAGTGTTTATTTCCTCATAAGCAATTAAATTCCAAAGAGATTGAGAACGTTAAATTATCTAGTGGTAGTTTAAGTGTTAAGAATGCTCAGAATATAGTAGAGATATATGAGCATCCTGTTTTTGATGTACTTAATAGATTTAATGATGATTTAAATTATCATGATGGTATTGAGTTAACAGCGCAGTATTTAGGTATGATGGGTAATTGTATGTGGCAGATTATTAAAGAGGATGGATTACCTAAGAATATAATTATTCTTCCTAGTGAATACACGACAGTTACTTTGACAGAGGATATGCATATTAAGGGTTATAGAACTTTTAATGGTGTTTATCAGAAAGATTATAGTACAGATGAAGTAATACATTTTAAAAATATGGCTCCGGGATTATTTTGGCGCATATGGAATCAGGGTTTAATTACTGGTTTATATGGACAAGGAGATCTAGAGGCAGTATTAGATGAAGTATATCTTTATAATGCTATTAATGATTATCTAAGAGCTTTAACAGAGAACAATGCGATACCTAGTGGAATTATTAAATACAAGAACGGTAGATTAGATAAGCAGACAATGAAGGATTTGGAAAGTGATTGGAATAAGGTAATGAGATCGTGGAAGAAAGCTGGAAAAACGAAAGTTATGGACGAGGACTTCGATTTTGTACCTATGGGTTATAATCCTAAGGATCTAGATTTTAGTGAAGGTCGTAAGTGGTTAAGAGGAGTAATAGGTAATGCATTTGGAGTACCTGAGGATTTAATTACAACTGAGAATAGTAATAAGGGTTCTAGTAATACTGCTATAGATCATTATGCTCGTTTTACTATTCGTCCTAAGTTGAAAAGATTAGAGGATAAGTTGAATTCACATTTGATGCCTATGTATGATGATGATTTCTTTCTACAGTATGACAATCCGATACCTGAAGATGCTGCTTTGGCTATTAAGGAAGAGGAGATGCATTTAATTCAAGGTGTAATTACTATTAATGAAGTTAGAAGGAAGTCTGGATTAAGTGATGTTGAGTGGGGTGATGAGCCTTTTATTCCTAAGCGTGAAATGATTAGAGATAATGCGGGTTTAGATGGTAATGGTGCTAATACTAGTCCTGCTAAAGATCCTTCTAAAGTTAATGAACAGATAGCTAAAGAATAGTAAGAAGTAAGGAATATTATATGGGCGCAGGTAAAGGGGATAAGTATCGTAAAGTTAATAGAAACAAATATGATGCTAATTATATTTCGATAGTATGGAAATCTAGTAGTTCTAGTAGTTCTAGTAATTCTAAAAAGGAGATAGTAAATGAGTCAGACAGTATTAAAAGCAGAAAGTCTAGTAGCATTTCTCAATAACAAATTTAAAACAGACATAGAAGTAAAGAAAGATTCTCTAATTGAGCGTAAAGAGTTTATTTTTAATTCTATTGACACCATAGATGAAGTAGAAGGTTCTGTTTATTGTACTATTTCTACAGAGGATGTGGATCGTGGTGGAGATATGATGATTGCTGCTGGAATGGACATTAACGACTTCAAAAAGATTCCCTCTGTCTATGTTTCTCATGATTATTCTCTTTTACCTATAGCCAAATGTACTGAAATTCACCATTTAGATAAGTCAATTGTGGCTAAAATAGTGTTTTGTAGGGAAGTTCCAGCTATTAAAAACATCTGGGAATTGGTAAAATCGGGCACTTTAAAGGGCGTTTCGATAGGTTTTGAGGCGTTAAAAGTGCTTCAAAAAGGCTCAAAAGAGTTCAATTCTTACATAAAAGAGTGTGGAATAATGGCATCTGAAGACCTTAAACGTATTATACCTGCGTGGAAGATGTATGAATTTAGTGTTGTTAGTATCCCTATGAATCAAAATTGTTATATTAAGTCTCTAAATGACTCTAATATGGAAGTTAGTGAAGATTTAGGTAAGTTTTTAGGTTTTGATAAGATTCCTAAGGCAGTAGAGGTGGTAGAAGAAGTTAAAGATGATGAGTTACCTTGCTCTGGTAAAATAACTAATTGTAAAGAATGTAATGATATTGATTGCAAGACAGTAGTTGTTCCAGAAGAAATAAAATTATGTAAGTGTGATAAATGTGATAAGGCTGATTGTAAATGTAGCGGTAAAGAATGTAAAACAGACGGATGCACTTGCGAATGTCATAAGCCAGTAGCAATTGTAGCAGAAGAGCCTAAACGTTTTATACATATAGAGCCGAAGCGTCATTTAATCACTGTTAGAACTCCTGAAGATGTAAAAGAATTTGTTGATCTAGCTGTTAAAACAAGAATTAGTGGTAGGAAGAATATTATATAGTAACGAATATTTTAGTGTACGGCAATTCAATTGTCGTTTGTATAGGAAAGGTTAGTTGTAAAAGACGCCTAATCCGAAGTAGTTAACCTCAAAAAGGAAACAAATATATGAAGATTAAGATGATTAGTGATGTTAAAGATGCTGCGAAAGATTCTATTGTTGAGTGTGATGAACTGACTGCGAAAGAGTTTATTGATGCTAAACAAGGAGTTGAGTATACGGCAGAACTAGAGGCTTCGGATAAAAAGGCTATACAAGATGTGATAGACGCTGAGGTCGCTAAAACCAAAAAGGAAATTAAGAAAATGACTACAGATATTAAGTCAGAGAATGTTGCGGATATTAAGGGTACGATATTGACAGTTAAAGATGGTCCTGTGCAAGAGTGGAAAGATATGAGGGAATTCCTTCATGCAATTAAGAAAGCCGAAGAGCAACACATCGTTGATCCTAGACTTTTGACTAAGGCATCTGCAGGTTTGGGTGAAGATTCTAATGCGGTTGGTGGATATCTAGTCCAGCACCCTTTATGGAATCAGGAAATCTTTTCTGCATTCATGAGATCGTCTATAATCGCTCCTAAGTGCCGTCATTTCGTTGTTGAGGATTATGCTAATGGACTCAAGTTCAAGCAGGTTAATGAAACAGCTCGTTCTGTCACAAGTCAGTTCGGTGGAGTTAGATTCTATAACGTAGATGAAGGTTCGGACATCACGGATTCCAAGCCTGCATTCACTCAAGTCGATGTTCCTATCAAGCAGATGGGCGCACTCTACTACCTAACACAGGCATTAATCGATGACTGCCCTAATATCGCAAGTCATGTTGCTGGTAAAGTTGGACAGGCTTATGGTTGGATGTTAGATAATGAAATCTTAAACGGATCTCTTTCTATCTGTACTCCTGTTGTTGGTCACGGTGGAACGAAGGCTGTAACTGTTGCTGGTGCGTCTCCTACGGCTGTTGAATGGGCTTCGATCTATAATGCAATGAGTCCCGGTTATAGAGAAGGCGCTGAATGGTATCTTGGAACTGCACAGTATGCGGCTCTAATGAATCTTTCTACTGCTATCCTTGCTACTGGTGGAACTTCTGGTATTCCTCTATTTACCAAAGATGCTCCTAGCGCTCCTGCTGGACTTCTATTCGGTAAGAAAATCAACGTAATTGAACAGGCTACTGCGGCAACTGCTGGTCAGATCCTGTTTGGTAACTTTGATAACTACGCATTGCTTTCTAAGGGTAATCTTACTCCTAATGTTGCAATGTCGCTGCATGTCAAGTTTGTAAGTAATCAGCAGACCTATCGTTTCATTAGTCGTATTGGTGGTTGCCCTCTGATCCCTTCTACGATTACTCTTCCTGATACGTCTGTAGTTGCTTCGTTCGTAACCAGAAACTAGTAATTCATATACGGGCTAGAGGTTTTATCCCTCTAGTCCGTATTTTTAACAACATCCCCCTAACATAAACGGGAACATAAAGGAAATGAAAATGAGTAAAGAAAATAAAGTAGAGATTCAAGGTAAAGCGCTTCAGAGTTTAATTCAGACAAAGGTTTCAGCAGGTATGGGTGAAGATGGTACTGCTGCTAATCTAACACAACTAGAAATATTTAGAGACATTCTTTCAGCGAATTATCTTGAGGGATCGCTTTACAATCAGGCTTGGAAGATTAATGTTTCTCCTAAAGCACACGGTATTTTACTTCCTATAGCAGATCAGAAATCTAGATCTGTTGCTGGTGGTATTTTAGGTGGTATAATCACTTATGAAATCGGTGAAGGTGAAAATATTACTCTAACTTTCCCTAAATTTGCACAGACATCGCTTCCACTTAATCAGATTGGAGTAGCCGCTAGAGTTACTAATGCATTGGTTCAGGATGCGACTGCTCTTCCCCAATTTTTACGTAAAGGTTTTGAAGAAGCCATTAAAATGAAACTAGACCACTCTATAATTTATGGAGATGGCGCTAATAATATTTATGGTATCGCTGGTTCTACTGCTATTGGAACTAGAGCTACTTTAAGAATGGCTGGTTCTTTGCCTTATACAGTTCAGAACCTAAAAGATATGGTTTCTAACTATTATGGTTCTCCTAATGGTATCTGGTGTATGGCACATGATGCTTGGCACGAGATAATTAATTTGTATTCTAATTCTACTAATCCTATTCTTCCTTTACAGTTTATGCAAGGTGAAGGTAATAGAACAAAAGCAATACTATTTGGATTTGAGGTTCACGTATTGGATTGTATGTCTTCTAGAGATATAGTTCTAGGCGATTTTACCGCATTTGTAATTGCTCAGAAAGAATTAAGAAGTGATTTTTCAGAGCATCTATATTTCTCTAGTAATGAGACTGCATTTAGATCGATAATTCGTATAAATGGTTGTCCCCTATGGTCTGGTCCTATTACTGAAGAGTCTGGTGATGTTAATTATTGTTATGTAACTATGATTGATGCGGATTTCAATAGTTCGTCATCTTCTTCTAACTCTAGTAGCTCTTCAAGTTCTAGTACAATATGGAGATCAAGTTCGTCTAGTAGTTCTTCTTACAAAAAGAAAGATAATAGTTCAAGTTCTAGCTCTAGTAGATTACAGAGTAAGTCATCTAATAGTTCTTCTTCATCTTCTTCTGAAATAGTAGAAGGTTGTAAGAATTGGTATTGTGCTGCCTCGTTTACTAATGATCAGATAAATGGATCTTTCAAATTTACTGGACAGATATATGAGTCTAAGGGCGTATATCTACAGGAGCAAGCGTCCTCTAGTGATGTAGATCTTTATATGTGGTATAACTCAGTATTTGGTTATTGGATTATATCTGAAAAGGTTGGTAATCCTGAGCCTGAGTGGTATGCCGTTAAGACTTTGGCTGGTGCATGTCCTGATGGTAATTGGTCTCATAGTGGAGTTATTACTGAAGGATTGTGCTAAGGAGGATAGTTTAAATGGCTTATCCTTCAACAACAGATCTAGTAACTTTGGCTGAAGTCAAGGCGGTGAATAACATCTCCTTGACTACAACCGATACCTTCATAACTAATATAATTCCTAGTGTCTGTAGGGCAGTAGAGAATTATTGTAGAAGAAGGTTTTCTAAACAGACTTGGGCGCAGTGGTATCCAGTAAATCAAGAAGTTATGCTGGCAGAGTGGCCTGTTAATAATATTCTCTATGTTGGAATGCCTATCCAAGTCTTTACGGTAAATGATACTACTAATAATTATACTTTCTCTATTACTCAACCTAATAGTAGGAGTTTAAATGTAGTAGGTAAATTTACAGCGGTTAACAATAGTACTTTAGTTGCTACTGATTATCTATTTTCTACTTATCAAACTTTAGGTGCTCTTAAAACCGCTGTAGAGAATGCATTAACTGGGGTAACTTTCACATATACTACCAATGTAAATGTTGTTAGTTATTCTGCTATTAATACAATGACATTAAGGGCTAGTGCTGGTTATACATTTGATTGTGGTTATAATGTATTTAAGATTAATGGTGTTCAGCAGAATCAGATGTATCGGCTTAGTGATACTAGTGATAGATTGATCTTTAATCCTAATATGGCTGTAACTAGTGGTTTATATCAGTATGGTTTTGGGCAATATAGTACTGGTTATGCTTCTATAGACAGTACAGAGCCTTTAGATTGGCTTACTACTGAGGATGTATTAGTGGTATGGTCAGCAGGTTTTTCAACAGAAGACGTGCCAACTGAACTCAAGTGGATTATATCTAGTATTATTAAAGATATGATTGCATTATTTGACGCAGATGGCAACGGAGGCTACAAAGGTATATTTACATCTGAGAACTTGGGCGACTATGGGTACACTTTAGATGGTAAGGCTAATCTAGGTGATTTAATTAGTAAGAAATATGCTAGTGCGTTAGATTATTACAAGAGAAAGGTAGTTGCGTAATTATTAATATCCTGATCATTAATTTGATTAGTGCAATTTGGGAACATATGTATAGAGATGATTAAACATGTCGGTACTAGGATTATCTTCAACAACGTGCAATATATATGGCATAATCAATACATTAGATATTTATGCATCTGATGTCCCTAATTATTATCTCAAGTATGCTAATGTTCCTATTAGAGTTCGTTATTTAAGTGGTCAAGAATCTTTTATAAATGGCAAAGAACAAAATTTGCAGATATATAGAATTTACGTCCCATACCAATTAAACATAGATGAGTCTGATTTAATTGTAGATCAGCAAAGAGAAGCTAAGTACGATATTCTAAATGTAAATCTCTTAAACGAAAGAGCGCATATTCAACTAGATTGTAAATTATCTAGTACGATTATGGGCATTATAGTATTTCCTTCTTCATCTTCTAGCTCATCTTCTTATGTAAATAATTGGTCTTCATCTTCATCTAATAGTTCTAGCAAATCTACTAATTCCTCATCATCATCTTCATCGAGGGATAAATAATGAGTGTCAAATCTCTAGCTACAACTAAAGTAAATGTCTATGGAGTTATTGATTCTAAAGATATTTACGCCGCTCATACTGAAAGCTGGTATCTTAAGTATGCTAATATTCCTGTTAGAACAAGATACTTAAATGGCAGAGAAAGTGTTATAAATGGTAAGATCCAAAATATTCCTGTTTATAGATTATACTTTCCTTACCAATTAGATATAGTAATAAGCGATATAATCCAAGATGTAGTTAAGAATAGAACTTATGATGTATTGTATGTGAATAAACTTAATCGTAAATCGCACATGCAGGTAGATACTAAAAAGGTTAATAATCTTAATTTAAATATAGTATTCCCAAGTAGTTCTTCTTCATCATCTAGTTATTCATCTTCTTCTAATACGTTTATTAGGAGCAGTTCTTCTTCGTCTAGTGTCAGTAGTGCTTCTTCATTGTCTAGTGCTTCGTCTGTATCTAGCAGTAGTTCTTCTTCTAGTAGTACATTTATTAAGAGTTCTAGTAGTTCATCTAGTAAGAGTAGTCAGTCTTCGAGTTCTTCTAGCTCTAATAGTAGTTCTTCAAGTTCTAGTACTTCTTCTTCTTCGAGTTCTAGTACGTTTATTAGGAGTAGTTCTTCGTCTAGCTCTAGTTCTTCTTCTTCTAGTAGTTCTAAGAGTAGTGTAAGTAGTGTAAGTAGTTCTTCTAGTAGTAGTTCTTCAAGTTCTAGTAGTTCTAGCTCTAGTGTTTCTTCTTCAAGTTCTAGTACGTTTATTAGGACATCGTCTTCTTCATCTAAGAGTAGTATAAGTAGTGATAGTACTGATTCTAGTGCAAGTTATCAACCTTCTGAATCTAGTTTGACTTCTTATGGATTCTCTTCTCAATCTAGTAGTTCTATGAGTGAATCTAGTGTATCTTCTAGTAGTAGTTCTTCTTCTAGAGGTTATAGTGAAAGTAGTGAATCTAGTGTTACGTCTATAAGTCAGTCTAGTGATTCAAGTTCTAGTAGTTCTTCTTCAAGTAGTTCTTCATCTTCTAGTAGTTCTTCTTCTTCTAGCAAGAGTAGTAAGTCTAGTAATAGTTCATCTAGCTCTTCGTCTTCTTCAAGTTCTAGTAGTAGTAGTAAATCTAGTGACTCTTCTATTTCTAGCGAATCTTCTAGTAATAGTAGTAGTTCTTCTTCTTCTAGCAGTTACAATGATTGCCCGAATAGAATATACGAGATTAACGCTAGTATTATATTTGTAGGGGGTAATTAAGATGAGTCATTACGATCATATATGTGTAAGTGGAACCAATAATAGTAAATATAATGGCACTTATTATTGGTTTACTGGTCAAGGTCCTGATGCAGAATATATCATTGTCACATCTGGAGTGGATATTTGGTTAAATCAAAGTCCTAGTTATACTCATGATAATGAATGGGGATGGGTAATTTTTGAAAAAACAATTGGTGACACTGGTAATTTTAAACCTAATGCTAGTAAAACATATGAACCAACATCAGATCCTTTAGGTGCATGGGATAATGGTTGTTATGTAGAAAATGGAACATGTGGAGCAGGAACTTCATCTTCTTCATCTCATTCTGCATCAAATTCAAGTTCTAGTAGATTATCTAATAGTTCATCTAGTAGTTCGTCAAAATCTAGTGAATCTACAACTTCTTATGTAAAAAATTGGTCTAGCTCTTCATCTTCTTCAATAGATGATATTCCAGTATATATAGAAAGCGCATTTAGTAGTTGTGTTAGTGGAACATCTTGTACTATACCTAAGCCTGTTAATTTAGGTGTTGGTAATTTAATGCTAGCTCAAATAGGATGGAATACTAATGTTAATCCTATTAGTCCTCCTAATGGTAATTGGACTCAAATAACTACATCTTCTGCTTTAGGAGCTCTTTGTACTACTTTTTATAAGATAGCAGATTCTAGTGATGTATCTGCAACTAATTTTGTATTTACTGGTGGTAGTGTTGGAAGCCATAATATAGGTATAATTAGTACTTGGAAATACTTTGATATTTATAATCCTATAGGTGCAGCTTTAAGTAGTTATTGTGGATCTGTAAGAAGTATAACTGCTGCTGGTATAACTCCTAATTTTGCTAATTGCATGTTAGTATTTATGGGATTTGGAGCTGATGGTGGCAGAACATATACTAATTGGAATATAGCTACATCTCCTCCTACTTTCTTGGAGAAATATGATCATGGATGTACTAGTGGTATAACTTTAGGTATGGCTTGTGGAATTAGATCTGAAACCACTGCTACAGGTAATGGTACAGCTAATTTAACAGGATATACTAAAGCTGTAGGTATATTACTAACTATTCAGCCTATGGGATCTACTCAACCGGGAAGTAGTTCATCTAGTAGCTCTAGTGTTTCCTCTTCTAGTAATAGTTCTTCATCTAGTAGTTCTTCTAGAGGGTATAGTCAATCTAGTTTAAGTAGTAATAGTTCTTCATCTAGTGTTTCCTCTTCTAGTAGTAGTTCTTCTTCGTCTAGAGGATATAGTCAATCTAGCTCTTCATCTAGTATTTCTTCTAGCTCTAGTAGTTCTTCTAGTAAATCTTCTTTAACTAGTACATCTATATCTAGTGCATCTTTAAGTAGTATGTCTTCTTCTAGTGCGTCTACTTATTCTAGTGATTCTACTGAGATTAAAAGTTCATCTAGCAGTTCTTCTTCATCATCTAGTAGTTCTTCTTCATCTAGTAATAGTAGTTCTTCTACTTTTATACATTCTAGTAGTCAGTCTTCTTCAAGTAGTTCAAATATATTAGACTTTGTATTTAGTAAGTATTTAACCATTAATAATTCTGTGGATCTAAGCAATACACATTTTCTTCCTTTGTATACTAATAAGATAGGTGGTAGAACTCCTAGTGACAAGATATTCTGGGGCGCAACTATAGTACAGGATGTTACTTTTGATTATTATACTGCACTCAAGATTAATGGTGTAGAATATTATACTCCTGTTTATACTGGTGATGCTACTACTGGATGCTGTTCGATATTAACGGGGGATATAAAATGATGAATATTAGAGTAGGAGATAATTAACATAATGAGTAAAGAAGCCAAATATGCAAGTCATTTACCAGTGTTTGAAGAACTATTTAAAATGAGTAGTTTTAAAAATGTACTGGAATTTGGTTGTGGTAATTATAGTACTAGTTTTTTTCTTGATCATTGTGATAAAGTAACGTCTATAGAGAACTGGGACGAGAATTGGTATAATAAGATTAAACAAGAAATAAGTAGTAAAAAACATACGCTTATATATAGTAAGGGTATTGGTGCCATAGATTATTTAAAGAATGATTATTATGACTTAATATTTGTAGATGCCGATAAAAGACAAGAATGTATAAATGCCAGTTTTGGAAAATCTAGTGTTATAGTAGTACATGATTTAGGACATAAAAACATAGGTAAAGGGTTTTTGAAAGGTATAATAGCTAATAACTATATTCTATTTATGGCTACTATATCTTATCCTGCAACTAGTATATTTACAAATGATAGATATTTAATAGAAAAACTTAGTAATAATAATAAATTTATAACGATAGATCAGATGGAATTCGTAGAGATGTTTTTGGTAAATTAATGAGTACATATACATCACATTATCCTATTTTAGATACAGCGCATGTAATAGCTACTAATTATGCTAATAGTGCTTACTTGCCTGATTTTACCTGTAATCCAATTACGTCTTTAACAGATGGTTGGGCTAATAATCAATGGGTAGGATATGTTGGTAATCAAAAATTCAATATAGATTTAAGTTCGGCATATGTTATTACTAGAATTTACTATGAAAACTCTATTGTTCCTGATGATAATGCTCATGGTGCTAGAAATGTTATATTTTATGGTACTAATAGTTATACTGCTTTTCTTAATACTGATTATTCTGATACTACCGATTTAGATCAATTATGGTATGGAGAATTATCACAACACGTAGCTAGTGCGGTTTCAGATCCATATTATCAACTTATAAATAATACTACTGCTTATCAATATTATGTCTTAAGGATTACTGATAACTGGGGCGCTGGTGACTGGGTAGGTATCAGAAGATTAGAATTACAAACAACAGATGGAGCAATACCCTCTACCTCTAGTTCTTTAAGTAGTACGTCTTTAAGTAGTACTACCTCATCATCTAGTACTGAAATTAAGAGTTCTCATAGTACTGAAATAAGAACATCTAGTAGTTCTTCGTCATCTAGTACTGAAATTAAGAGTTCTCATAGTTCAGCTAGTGATAATATATGTATTGTTAGCGATGGTCTAATACTATGGTTAGATGCTGGACAGGGTATTACTAAAGATGAAAGCGATAATGTAACTAATTGGCAAGATCAATCTGGTAATACTAATGATGCAGTACAAGAGATAGTAGTTAATTCGCCTTTATATGTAGATAATGTTATTAATGGTAATCCTGTAATAAGATTCGATGGTGGAAATAGATTTATGCTTGGTCCTAGTACTGCCTTAAGCGCTAGAACTATATTTATGGTATCTCAAGTTAATCCATCTATTGGAGCTTATGCAGCAGCTACTTGTTTACAAATAGGCCAAGACGATATAAATACCAGAGTAGATAGTTATACTGCAAATTGGCACTTTACAGATACTGGTGATTTTTCTTGGAATGGAAGATGGTGGATTAATGGTGTTATAGACGATATTAGCCATAACTATAATTGGCATATTCTTACAGAAGAATCTGCTAATAATAAAGATTTCGCTTATCAGATATCTCAAACAGCCTATGATAGATTCTT